CCGCCTATTACCTGTGCTGGCATCTCGCATCTCCTTATTCCGGTCTTTTATTGCCTCTAGTAAAGTTTTAAACATCCTGCTATCTAGTGCTAGTAAATCATTTGGCGGTATTCCCGTTTCCAAACTAATCCGTGCGATCAAGTAAGTAAACGAGTCACGCCCTATAGTTCCGGGTCATCATCCAGAACCTCAACCTTTTTAAGTGTCTTTAAGAACTCAGCACCGAACATTGGCACGGTTTCGCCGCTAGCTCTTATGCACTCCCACGCTAACCAATAAACATCTGACTGTTTCTCGTCATCTCTAAAGGCTTTATGAAAACCTTTTTTAGCATATAACTCAAACGCGTATTCGATCGATGGCGTTACCTGATGCTCAGATATTGTGCCATCGGCCCTAGTGATCTTTAACTTAGCCATTTGTTAGCCCCTGTTCTATTGGTTATGAAGTAGTAATTACGATTGCGGAATTACAAGTAAATGTAATGCTTTGTGTGGCAATATCGGCTGGGCCACCATTTATATCTTGTGTGTTGTTCACAAGAACTGTAGTGCTGTAAAGCGGGTTGGTAGCTGATGTAGCCGCATTTGTTTGCTTTAGCGTTAGGGTTACTGTTGTACCCCAGGCAGCTTGCAAGGTTGCGTTTACATTTGATGCAGCTGTATCCGATAGGAAGTCCAGCTGAATCGTGCTTGCTTCTAAACCTTTGACGAACTTGTGTGCAGTATCCATACTGTTACCACCCTTTCGGGCGGGTAAGTCATTTCTGCTTACCTCTGCATCTTTTCCATTGATGCAGTTCAGACTATATCTTCACCCTTATTTCTAAGGGGCTTCGCGTGTAGTCGTTACGGACTCGCCGCTTGCGCGGATTGCCTCGGTATTAACCCGTTTTTAATTGGGGGCCTTCACCGATACAGCGAAGTAATTTTCATCGCCGCTTACGCAGCGAGTGGGCAATACTTCTCTTTACCCATAGCGGTTACTTCAAGTTCATCAAAAACGCGATTGATAGTCGCCATTGTTACGTGATCTGACAGGGCCACGCTATTCAGCGTAACAACCACGCCATTTGACAAGTAAATTGCCATTGGTTATACCTCATTTTCTTTCTCGGTTGGTTTTGGTTTTACTTCTTTTGTAGGCTCAGCTTCGATCTGTCCGATCTTGACCAAGAACGCTTTATCTTCATCTGTAAGTGACATGGTTTAACTCCAGCTCGTTAGTATGGATATATTGAATTCGGCGGTAAGTAGATCGCCGCTATCAGCATTTAATACACCGGGCGCGCTAACGCTGGTTACATTAAATACAATGGATGATGCAGCTAGTAAGCCAAAGGCTGCGACTATAAAATCCTCAATGCCTTGCAAGTTGCCCTGGTTGTCAAACATTGGCACGGTTAGCAAAATCTTAAAATTAGCCAACGGTGAAATAGTGGCGTAGCTGTTATTGGTCGGGGTTATGTATGGGTCTGCTGGAATCACTACGCAGCTGTTAGCCAAGATGGTTGCTGGGGGATATGCAAATACCGACCAGACACCATTGTTAGTTAAAGCCGTTGCAATCGTTGTACGCAACGTTGTAATAGCAGCCGTAGGCATTTACCCCACCATGCTATTCGGGTTCATGTACGGGGCTAGTAAGCCGCGTATCTTGCCTATCATGCTGTTGCCCATGCGGTAAGGGCTGGGGCTAAAGCCATCAAGTCCTACGCCGCCTGTCTGGGATACTTGGCGCGCTTGCCATATATCTACGGCCAAGATCATCGCAGCTTCTCTAACGCTGGCTGTATTAACGTAGGTAGCAGTCTTTGTATCTGCACCTAGGGCTGAGCCAGATGGCACTACGCGCCTAAAGTTTTGATCGGCTGCAACCTTGGCATATTGAATAAAACTATAACCCCGTGGTTGCTGGTAATAATTTAAATTCATATTAAATGCTGGCAATAAATTTGTAGTGCCTGTGCTAAATGGCAGCGTGGCAGTAATTGTGTAACTGCCGTTAAATGTAGAGCCAGCCCCGGATATGGTCACGCTTTCGCCTGTTGTAAATAATCCGGGGTTGGCCAACATTACGGTTGCCACGTTGCTTACCAATGCAGTTCCCACGACTGGCGCAGTATCAAACCAAAGGAAACTGTTGATTTGATCTTGCGCGGCTTGGCAGCAATCCTCAACCGTTGGATCTGTATAAAGAGAACCGATACCTAAATTGGCGCGTAGCTCGGCTACGGTGACGTATGTAGCTGCCATATCGGTACTCCTTACTTACATCGGGTCGGTAGGGCAAAGGGCTAATGCCCTACCGACTATTAGGGTTATTTCTTAGGTGAAGTTGTAGCGGATAATTCCTTTAGGCATCTTGGCGATTGTTGCCATGTAGCCGTAGATCGCTACCTGTACCTGTAGGTTGCTTACAACGTTTACAGACATATATGCCTGTGGTGACTGGTAAACAGTAAATGCTTCTGGCGCAAGGATAATTGCTGAGTCATCAACAGTTGTTGTTGCTGCAAAGTTCTTATCAACATATAGATCAAGGCCAAGCACGTTGCCGCGAATTGAGCCAGGTTGTGTTAGTCCAGCTGCGTTCATTGGCTGTGATGCTGAATAAATTGGGCGGCCTGTTGTATCTGATGCGCCAAGTAGCAACTGCCATTGTGAACCGTTAGCGATGTAGTTATTAGCAAAGTAACCTGTTGCTTCATAAACGAGGCGAGCAGCTTCCGATGTGTAACCAATAATGCCTGCAGATGTAGCAGCTTGTGCAGTAGTTGCGACTGTACCTGCTGTAATAAGCGCAGCTAATACTGTTGTATCAAGTGTTTTCAAATATGCATTTTGAAGTTGAGTAGTAAGCTCGGAATAAAAATTCGGATCTGATCTTTCCAACAACTCAATTGAGATTGTATTCATACCTGAATATTTATTGACTGTACCTGATAAGTATTCTGTAACCATACCTGTGTTTTGTACTGCGCCAGCTTCTGCCTCGACTGTTACAACTGGTGCAACGCCTGACTGACCGCCTGCTGATGTAACAAGTGATGGCACGTTAATAGTCATGCCGCTTGCTGGCAATACGCCGCGTGAACATGCATCAATGGCAGGTGTACCAAAACGTGTATTGGTTGGAAACTCTGATAGGTACTGTGTTGGATTAAATGCAGGGTTAGTGCTAAATGAATCATCTGCAGCTGTTACATAAAGAATAGAATCTGTGTTGCCTAGGGCAGCTTTGATCTTATGCTCTGTGTACTTGGCCATTGATGTAATTGGTGTGCGTACTGTCTGGCTGTCTAATACGGATGGGCGAATAATCTGGCGAGCTGCTTGAACAGGTGCAGCCTCGACTGGTTTTTCTGCCGGTACATCCGGTGTATCAATAGGGGCTGTAGTCACAGCTGCCTCGCTTTCGGTTTCGGTTTCGGTTTCGATTTCTACGATTGTCGTATTGATCGTTGTTGTTTTTGTGCTGTTACTCATCGCTGCTTCTAGTTCAGCTTTAGCCGCTGCAATATCAGTTACGGCCGCTGAATCGAAGGCAGCCGACTCCACAAGGCTTACTTCTTTCAGGACTGCAGCGGTAACCAACAGGTAACCCTTCATCTGCTTAGACGCGGATACATCCACGCCTACGGATAAGCCAGATACAAGGTTTTCCTGAGCTAGTACAAGTGCATCCTGTCCCCGGCTGCTACTTGAAATCTTGAAAGATGCATAAATGCCATCGCTACTATCTTGCACACTATTGGCCATCATGCGCCCAACAGGTTGGGTACTTTGATGCTGCATAAGCAATTTTATTTTTGCTTGATCCTCGATTGCGATTGATCCGCGTTCAAATACAACAGGGCCAGCCGATGTATAACCGACCTCGTTATATGGCGCAATTTTTCCTGAAATTACACGGCGTTCACCATCTGCCGCTTGAATCGCGTTATTAAACGTTAAGTGCAACATTTGCAGTATCTCCTGATCCATTAGGTGTTAGCTGTTCCATAGATTGCGCTTGCGCTACATCTATCAAACCTAGGTTTAACATTTTCTCTATCGCATCTAGTCGCGCCATAGTATCTGCGCGTAAGAAAGTTTCATCAACAGCAAAGCGCACACGATTACCATGCGCGGTTATGTCATCCATGCTTAAACGATTTTCGATCGCGCTAATAAATGGCTGTAATGAATAAGCCACGAATTCTTTTCTGCCATCTAAAATATTTTGATAAGTCATGCTGTTATTCATATCTGCAGAAATGTAATATGCCGGTACGTTCATTAAACGCGCAATTTCAGTAGCAAGGTATTGGCTACTTTCGTTGTATGTCATATCTTTAGGACTAAAGCCAATATTTTGCGCTTCTAAAGTGCTAGTTAAATATGCGGTGCTGCGATTTTGTCGCGCTGCTTTCCAAGATGCTAACAAGCCTTGAATCTGTGCCTCTGGTAGATCAGCACCGGTATTTTTTAAAATAGTGGTTGCCATTGGCGTAGCTGCTGCAACAGCTGCAGCCTTTTGAATATCTAACGCTGCTTGAATAGTACGGCCGCCAGTTTGTAATACGCCAGGCAGTAATGATTGAAATGTAACTAGCGAACCAATGCCACCCATAGGTACGCGAACGCCATTGACTGAATAATACTCAACTTCATCGCCATACTGATTTGTGGTAACTGTAACGCGAGTATTTGGGATAAATTCAAAACCTGATGGGCGGCCATCGTCTGCGTAAAGTGATGTAACGCGCCAATATCCAACGCCATAAAATAGTAATGCATCTACTGTGTAGGCCAAGGTAACGCTAAGCGGCTGACGTATATCTGGTTGCTCTAGCCATACCGGGGACTCTAATTTTTTACCTGTAGATTTTTTGTATAGGCCTAGTTCAATGCTTGATATAACGCCTGCAATTAAATTACGGCAACGACTAACGCTAGGTACTTGTAACGCCATATTGCGATCGATGGCAACGCCATAACCATAGTTAGATAGGCCGCTGTTATAGCTATACATTCCAGCCCCGTAGGTGCTGTCCATAATGGCAGGGGCATATTGGGCAGTAACTTCTGCCTTAGCTTTTAACCCTAAAGTTTCCAGTAATCCCATGAGTAGGATTTTTCCAAAATGTCAAGCATATTACCGATTTGCTTCGGCGTGTCGCTAAGCGTATATCTTGGCTTCCTGTAGCGGTTTAGATAGGTGCATTACCAACATGGCTGCGCTGATTGGCGCGGCTACGCTGCCGCTGCTGCGTTTGCGGATAATACGCCAGGCTTGATCGTTACTTTTAGCAGCTACGTTATCCATGGATTCATTTAAGAATTCTTGATTGCCATGAACTACGCGCTTATTGTCTATGTAATCTTTAAAAGTCTGACAAGCAACGTAAAACTGCGATCCTGAGCAATCCTCTATTTTTACGCCTGAGTTATGCAATCTATCGGCAATAGCTTGCCCGGTGTATTTATCAAATAGGACATTTTTAGGCATCCATTCATCGCAATAACCTTTTATATCTACGGCAATTTTTAATTCGTCAATAGCTCGATCTGACTCCCATGTCTTAATCAGGCTTATACCTATGCGGCCATCTGGCAATATAGCCCCAGCCATTAAAGCTGCGTGGCGTTTAGAGTGCGGCTCAATATCAAAGGCAAACATGGAATACATTCCAGGGGATAGAACTAACTCAGGATCGGCGCACTCATCCCAGCTGCCAGGTGTCCACGGTGATAAATCCGTGCCAACCCACTTGCAAAGATTTTCGGTCATGACCGCGCTGTAATCGGATGTAGCTACTATTTCCTCGATTGCGGCTTCGGTAATTAAGTAGCCTAAAGATGGGTTAGCCATCGCCCAGGCTGATCGATCCCATATATCGCAGCCATCGTGCGCGCTGTATTCGTAATAACCCACCGATGCAGGCGGCTTGTTTAACGATCTTTCGCGCATATCGTTTAAAACGTGGCTATCCTTAAAGCCAGCATTAGATGTATAGAACCGCTGCGAATTAGGGCGCGTTAAAGTGGTACTTTTTACGGCATCCATCGCCTCAGTACCAACATGGCGCAGCTCATCAATCCAAACGCAATCGGCCGTTAAACCGCGGCTAGAGTCTGCAGTCGCAGCTACTACGCGAACCTCTGCGCCCGATTCTAGGATAATGCGGTTATTGCCGTTAGTGCGCTTGTAGGCTTTCTCAATATTGCCGCCTTTTACTTTAATCCGCAAAAACTCATTACGATCAATAATGCCTGCCATGATTTCAAGTGATTTAGAGGCCATGAGCATTTGCGAACTCATAATCAGTATATTCATCTCGCCAAAGTAGAACAGCCCAGCTAGTACGCGCATACGCAGCACATGACTTTTACCGGACTGGCGGCTGCAGACCAGCAGGCTAGATTTTTTTATAAACATCTCAGATTCATCTACCGCGCACATATCTCGCAAAATTACAATCTGCCACTCTAAAAGGGGCTGGCCGATACGTTCGGATAGTTCAATGATGGCATCTACCTTAGATTCGCCTTTAAGCCATGGCGTATGCAGCCTAGGTAAAATAGCCCCAGTCAGGGCTGGCGCAGCTTCTACAAGTTCTAACGTCATTTAGATCATCCTGCCTGTTTTAGGGTCTATATGAACCTTCTCGGTCATCTTTGGGGATAAAGAGGACGA